GTCGAAACCAGCTTCTTCATCTGGAGTAAAGTTCTTACCCCTCCAAGACACTAAATCTTTTCTAAGTGCACTCGACTCAAACAAACTTTGTGTGTAAGTTCTGGAAATACTCAATGGTCTGCCATCATCCATTTTCTCTGTTGGCAGTTCAAAAGTAATTTGCACTGTTGTTCTTTTCTTTGGTGGATTGTCTTTGTAGACCTCTTCTCTTGTACCCATATCTACTATTCGATAACACACCCCTTCATACTGACCCACAGCCAAAGCTTCAAAGTCACCTTCACTTTTTATTGTCAAACTCATATCAGTCTCCTTTTTTTGTTTGCTTAATTAAATAAAATCTTGTAGTATTTTACACACTTTACCAAAAACTGCAACAGACCTATAAAAAGAGATAATTGATGTCACTAAAAATAACACGCCCCACAAAGAATTTTGATAAACCATTTACAACAGATTTAATCCATGAGTTCTCTAACTTTTTACAAGAGAACCACATGGAACCAGACCCCAAGAAAGGCTTAGTCACTGATGGCTCAATAGGTCGAGCGTACATCAATGTCGGTGGTAAGCGTAAGTTCTGTGGGTGGTATCAGCTGTGGCTCGATCAATCAGTGCCTTTTGGCAGATTGGGTGACTATCGATTCTCAGCTGATTCTCCTACAGCAGAATGGAAACCAGAAAACAGAAAGAGGAAACCTCTTACTAAAGAAGAGAAGGCTGAGATCGAAGCTCTACGAAAAGAGGCTGGTATCAAACAAGAGGAGAAGTATTCCAAGGCGGCGAAACGTGCACAAAGCCTTTGGGCTGAAGCACAACCTTGCGAGAAGCATCCTTACCTAGAAAAGAAGAAAGTGCTCTCCTATGGGCTTAGAATTAGCTCTGATGGGGTGTTGATGATACCTCTATACGACAAACAACTAACGATTGTGGGCATCCAATATATTAATGACGATGGCTCAAAGAAGTTTCTCACTGGTTCTAAAAAAAGCGGTAGCTTTTTTATACTAGGACAAGAGATATTGAAAACCAGTGACATAATTAATTATGCAGAGGGTTACGCCACCGCTGCTAGTATTTACGCTGACTACTCACAGCCTGTGGTCGTCAGTTTTGACGCTTACAACCTATCTCCTGTTGCTGAGGTTATGTTTGAGTTCTTCAATAAGAAAAAACACATATTTATCGCTGATAACGATGACAGTAAGACTGGTGAAAAGGAGGCAAGTAAAGCCTGTCAGTACATACTGAAGAACAAAGGAAATGCAGAGGTTTTGATGCCTCAGACACAAGGAGACTACAACGACCATAAGAATGATGCACTGGAGGGCGAGCTGATACCCTCGTTACAGAAACTTGACCTACCCATCGAGTATGACTTTCAACGCAATGCCAATGGAAGGTTTCTCAACACCAAGGACAACGTGAATGGGGTTCTTAAAACCCATAGTGTTGAAGTGCGTTACAACGTCATTAAGAAACGAATGGAAATAGAGATACCCAACACCCAATTCATCGCTGACATGAAAGAGGAGGCTTCTCTGATCGAGGTAGAGGACAGATGTATCAACATGGGCATACCCCACACTAAAGTTAGAGATTATCTGAAGATACTGGCACAAGAATACAACCCAGTGGTAGAGTGGATAGATAGCAAGCCTTGGGATGGCGAACCCAGACTACAAACCTTCTTAGACAGTCTAACCACACATGAAAGTGTCCAACTGAAAGAGATGCTGATGAAAAAGTGGTTGGTCAGCTGTGTGGCAGCTGCCTATGAGGAGCAAGGAGTGGAACTTGAGGGAATACTTGTATTACAAGGTGCTCAAGGGCTGGGTAAAACACTGTGGTTTAAAAGACTGTGTGACTATGACAAAGGTTGGTTACTAGAAGGAGCTACACTAAACCCTAGTGACAAGGATAGTGTCAAGAGGGCTGTATCACACTGGATTGTCGAGTTGGGTGAGATCGAGAGCACTTTTAAGAAGTCAGACATCGACCAGCTGAAAGCTTTTGTGACTGCAAGGACAGATGAGCTCAGATTACCTTACGACAGAGCATTTACGACTTATCAAAGACGCACAGCCTTTTATGCGAGTGTTAACGCAAGAGAATTTTTGACTGATACGTCTGGGAATCGAAGATTTTGGGTTCTCGCTGTCAAAGACATCAACGTCAATCATGGGGTGGACATGCAACAGATGTGGGCTGAGGTGAAGGAGACTATGTATGTGAAAGGTCAGAAGAACTGGTTTCTAAGCCCTGATGAGAGAGAGTTATTACAAGATTCTAATGAAATATACAGAACTCAGTCGAGTGTTGAGGATTTACTGCTAGAACACGTCAACTTTGATAGTGACAACTTGAAGCCAGTACAGATGACGAAGTTACTGAGAGACTTAGGTATCAAGCAACCTAGGATGCCAGACATTAAAGATGCGAGTCGTGTCTTACACGAAAGAGGCATAGAACCAAGAAGAAGTAATGGTAAGAAGGTGTATGACTTGAACTACACAGCGATAGAAGATGATAGTGGTGGGTTCAACGCCAACTTTGGAGATGATTAGTGATTAAAGAGTGGTTCAGTGTGTGGTTATTCCTTCTATGTGCTGTGATATTGCTGACATTTGTTTTCATCTCCATGCCATTTGTGGCTGTACACAACGTGATTCAGCGTTTTCGAGATAGGAGGCTATATGAAGAATAAAAAGACTGTTAAAGCTCTTTATGTGCACTCTGGAGTGGTCATTAGACCTGAGAGTGATAACTCTTTAGAGGAGCTTAAAGAGAAGCTCAATGCACATGGTATTAGGGCGAGTCTGAGGGTGACATATGACACTAGATAGGAGTGCCATGAGAGAAGCTGTAAGCGATGTGACCATAGGTTTTTTCATGGCGTTTCCTATTGCTTTTGTTGTCTTGTCTATCACCACTTGGTTAGAACTGAGTGTGCCAGTCACAGCTGGAGTGCAAACTCTGGTGTTCACAGTAGTGGCTTTGGTGAGGAAATACTTTGTTAGGGTACACTTTAAGTCGAGAGATGAGGTGTGGGAGAGTTTGGACAAATGAGCACAGATGTGCGTGATTGTGGTGAAGTTTGTAGTAGGAGGGTATCTGGGAGGGTGTCTGAAGCGAGAGGTACACTGCAAGGTACACTGTCAAGATTTCCTTTGTTTATAAGGCTTTCTGTCTGTTATAGGTTATAAGTGTATTATATATATAAAAAAAACTAATTAATTACCATGGTTATAAATAGAAAGAGGTTTATAAGGGTTGCAATTACAGAAGTGTTTGGAGGCTGTACACTGCCCTAGGTACACTGTTGATATGAATAGACTCAGAGAGATACTCTTCAAGACTGATGAAGAAGACTATAAAATAACCACACACTTTGTGGTGGCTAATACTTATTTGGGAGTCGTGAGGAAGTTGAAACGCAAGAACATTGTCGCAATAATAAAAATAGATGAGGGTAATTTCATAGCCCTCACTGAGGAATAAATATGGCTGGAAGACCTAAGAAACCAAAGACACCAATTATCAGTGCTCCAACACAGTTTGAGAAAGACGAGGAGTTTGGGCTGACTGAAATGCAAGCCTCATTTGTGTGGCACTACACTGAGGGAGCTTGCTCCCAGACTGAGGCAGCTAGGAAGGCTGGCTTTGAGTTCCCAGCTGTAAGTGCGAACAAGTTACTCAGTGGTAAACATCATCCTAATGTGGTTAAGGCGATACGAGTTAAGCAAGACGAACTGGCTGAGAAGTATGCGATAACACCAGCCAAGACTGGCACGATGTTGTGGAAGATAACAGAGACAGCGTTTGAAAGTGGACAGCTTAACGCAGCTGTGTCAGCTATCAAAGAGCTCAATCAACTCGCTGGTTTGTCTATCAATAGGTCACAGAATCTGAACATAAACGCTAACCTAGACAGCATGAGTAAAGACCAGATAAAGGAAAGACTGGGCAAGCTTTTGGGAGCAGAAACTACAGATTACTCGCCAAAGGATAAGTAAAGATTTAACTTATTCTGGGGTGCTCTTTTAGAACTGACTTTTTTTTTCTGAAAAATTCACTTTTTACCAAAAACTCCAATAAAATCAATGACTTACAGCTATATTGTAATGTGCAATTACTTGCTAGATTGTGCAAGTGTGTGAACACAGGGTCAACACTCTATCAAATCTGGTTCGTCAGATGCTCCAAAGGAACCCTATAGACTGGGTTTTTTGGGTAGACGAGTATTAGATTTGACCCCACACACCCATATATGGCAGACGCAAATATTTTTACAGTTATAACTAAGTTGAGTACACCCAATCACCAAAAAATCTCATTGCACTTTAGAAGTGCTATACTTTGCACATGTATATAAAAAAAGTTAGATCGAAAAAATCCTGACCATGCCAATCAATTCAAGAACCAAGGGTGCGAGTTACGAAAGAAAAGTAGTAGGAATCCTAAACGAATTTTTTTTGCAAAATAATTTTGACGTAACCTGTAAGCGAAACCTCGATCAATATCAGACAAAGAACCTTTCTGACATAAACATTCCATTTCACTCTATCGAGTGCAAACATTACAAAGAAGGTAACTGGCTCAAACCAGAATGGTGGCGACAGGTTTGTGAATCAGCTGACAACGAAGGAACCATACCCATCCTGATTTTTAAGTTCAATCGTATTCCCACAAGAGTGGCAGTACCCTTTCACGCCATAAATCCTGAATGGGAGGTAGACAATCAAAAAATGGCTATCATGTCCATGGATGACTGGTTAGACATATTGTTGAAGAATTGGTCTACATATGAGCTAATGTACAAATGAACGCCTCAAAACATGGAGTCACAGGTATGGCTCTATCCAGTGAAGAAGTACAAGCCTTCATGGATTACCTTGAGGATGCTATCCCAGTCAAAGGTAAGGTTCACAAAGATGGTAAAGAAGTAACAGACACTTCCATCAGAGATGCAGACGTTTACTACATTGAGCATGAAGCTGAAAACTTGTACGAAATCCTACAAAAAGTTGCTCAAATGGTTAATCTCTACTTTAAGTACGATCTGACTGGCATTGAGAAAGCACAGATACTCCACTACAAAGCCCCTTCTAATGGTTACACCTACCACATCGACCTAGATTCCAGCGAAAAGCCTATATCACGAAAAGTCAGTGTGACCATAGTTTTGAATGATGGCTATGAGGGTGGCGAAATATGCTTTCGTACCAGTGAGACAGGTACTTGCCAAAGACCTACAGCTGGCAATGTCGTAGCTTTCAGTAGCTTTATACCTCACAAAATAAAACCAATCACCTCTGGTGAACGCTATGCAGTCGTAGTCTGGTTTACTGGTCCTTGTTTTAGGTGATAGAATTGTGCAATGTCCATTGAAGATATTTTATTACAACAAGTTCAGCGAAACGTAGATAGAGCTAAACGCACTAAAGAAACTTCTATGGAGTACGCCCCAAGTCCGGGGCAGATGAGTAACTTTGCTGGTATGTTGGCTCCCGGTGCTGGTTATGCAGACTTTTTTGGTGAATACCCATCTTTACCATCATACGACCAGCCAGTCACAGAAGCTTTCTCCAACGAACCATATCCCTCTTTTGCAGAAAATTTACAACGTGGTGGTTTTGGTGGTTACTTTGATGCCAGTATGCAAGGTCTAGGTGCAGTGGGCGATACAATATACGCAGCTCCATATGTAGGTCCTCCATTGGGTGGTCTGTTAAAAACAATGGGAGCATTTGGTGCGGTGATGCGAGCTGGCAGTAAAGCTGGCAAGGGAGCAAAAACAGAAGAAGGCATAGCAACTCTAGGCAAACAACCTATGTTTACACCAGAAGACACCCTCAATCTGGCATACACACCTGAAGGTACTTTTTCACCGGGCATCAAAGACTTAATCGAAAAAGCTTCTCCAAAGCTCAAAGGTCAAGGCATAGTACAGTGGGCAAACAAGAACCTTAAACCAAAGGAACTAGAAGTTCTTGGTATAGAAGAGTTTATTAAAGCCAACCCTAAAGCCACTCTGAGAGAGACAGTAGAAGGTATTAGTGGCAATAAAGTGGTGGTTGGTAAAAAAGTTCTAGGTGGTGGCGAAGGACAGGTAATGGATTTTGACATTACTCGACCATTAACAGACCCACTGGATGGTTCTTTGGCATATAAGCCACAAATAGAAGACTTGAAGTATGAATTAGATGAAATGAAACAAACTTATGCCTCAAACGAGTTGTATGACTTTGATGAAGACTGGTTACCACTAACTCTCAGAGATCATTACAACAAAGAGTGGGATGTAAATGTTGATAAATTTTCTGACATACCTGAAGGCATGGTTGATGAAGTTATAGAAGATTATGCCAAAGCAATGTACTTGGAAGACCCCTTTGAACAAATAATACCAACAGGTGTTAATGTAGGCGACAACACTTTTGCCTATGGTAATGGAGAGGTTGGTTATCAACTATTTGTTGATGGTAAAAGAGTCACTGACCCAGACGACATACCTTACAGTCAAACAGAAGCCCAGATACAGCTCAGAGACAGAATGGCAGATGAAGGTTATGACATTTTCAGGCTGGAAGCTGATGACTATGACCCTGACTTTGACTACTTAGAAAGTGGAACACAGTACAAAGGTTTCATGGATAAAACACTGCCCGGTGGTAAGAACTACAGAGAAATCATATACACCTACGAAGGTGCACCTGAATCACATAATTTAGCTCACTCTGGTTTAAATCCAGAAGAGGGCAACTACTTAGCCCATGCTTTGGTTCGAGATAGAAAGCTTGCCGATGGCACTGAAACACTACATGGTGATGAACTACAGTCAGACTTGCACAAACGAGGTTTCAAATATGGTTATAAAACACCTGAAAAACTAGAAGAAATACAGTCTCAACTTAGAATTAAAGAACAAGAAATACTTAAACAAGCTGACATAGTTGAAGACATGTTGATAAAAAAAGGCTTGTACACAAAACAAGACCCAGTGAGACGTAGTGTTGACCAAATTATAGAAGGCACACCAGTGTTAACAGATAATATGAGAATCGCTAATGACCTAGATGAAATAAGAAGTTTAGGAAAAGTATATAAAGGTGCAGAAACAACCTATGATGATGTAGCTTACGCTGCTAGTGAATTACGTGATTTTTTAAGAAACAAACAAAAACCTAAAAGTGCAGAAACTTTTGACCCACTTACAGACTTTGAATTTACTGATGCTGAATTTGAATCTATTTATGATTTAGCTAAAGTGTCTGGTCAAGCTAATAAACTAAACAGTAGTATCGATTATGACTTAGTTCCCAACTACCCATACAAAGACGACTACCACGAGGTGATGGTAAAAAAATTGTTACTCCAAGCTGTAGAAGAAGGTAAGCCAGCTATATCCATCTCTGGTTCAGCACCCATCAAACAAAGATATGCAACTGATATTCCTAAACAAGATGAAAAAAACTTTCGTTTTTACGAAAACCTTTACGACAAAAAAATACCAAACTTTATGGAGAAGTTGGCTAAAAAGTATGGTGGTGAGTTTCAAAAGAATAGTAAGCTTGATGTGGAAGATACTCTTGGAGAAGGTTATCTTGAAAGATTACAAAAACGACTTGACGCAGACTTTCCAGATAGCGTAGGTCCAGACCAAACAGCTATGAATGTTTTGAGTGATGAGACTATTGCATCTCTTGATACCAACGTCATCAAAATCACTGAGGAGATGCGTAACAAAATTTTGCTAGAGGGCATACCTGACTTTGCCATAGGTGGCATAGTCAACAAAGGCATCGCCACTCTTAGGACAGCCAAACAACCCACAGAAGGTATCGTAGATTTAGGTTTATATTAAAACTTGCACATATGTGCATAAAGTAGTAATCTGTCTCTGTTATAAACAAATGGAGAAAAATATGACAAACGTAACTAACCTAGAATCTGAAGTGTGGGTAGACCCTTTCACTAGCGATCTGTTCTTTAATGCTAACCACGACAACTACGATGCACTAGATAACGATGCCACAGACCAAGAGCTTTTTGAGGCACTGGTTCAAGATGCTGAAGAGTTCATCGAAGTTATCGCACAGAGCTTTAGTGGTATTAGTATTGACCACGAACCAGAGGCTTACGCTCAGAACTTCCTATACAAACTGGAACAGTGCTGGTTAGAAAGAGTCTAGGCTTAATCAGTTAAAAAGGGCTGTCTAATAACAGCCTTTTTTATTGCACCACATAACCCATAAAGTTATAGCTCTGCCAAACCTTGGTGACAGCTCCCAGCTGTTTTAACTCAGCCTCTAGCTCTGATTCTTGTTTGCAAAACATAGACACTGATAGTTGCAAATCTTTGTCCAGTATCTCTTTTTCTGTAAAACCTTTTCTTTTCTCTTGTATGTGCAACCTGTGTATGAGTGACTGCAACCTAGAGTCTTCCAGAAATACTTTTTCTGAAATCAAAAGCTTTGCACCCAACTCTATGTGATGCCTTATAAGATTAAGCACTCTAGCTCTTTTTTCTCCACCTAAGAACTGTAAGAAAAACATACTGACTATAACTGAAGTAACGGCCGTGTTCTGCAACTGTTCTTCTAGCCATTTCTCTACATCACCTTCTATAAACAAAAAATTGTCTCTTCTGGTTTCCATGTCTACTGTGTCTACACCCACATACTGACAACCTTCTATCTTTGTCAAACCACTCAAAAATCTGCCAGTAGAACAACCCAAATCTACAACTGTGCTTTCTGGTTGAGCAAACTCATGAGTAACATGTTTGAATATGTTATCCAGTGTCAAAAAATTTGGTATTGATAACTCTATGTGTTTTTCAAAGTCATCTACCTTTCCAAAATCAAATCTCCCCATTGTGCACCTTCTTTAATCTGTCTCCCATATACTCCATAACATTGATGGACATAGCTCTTCCACACGCCTCGTATCTTTTAGAAACAGGACACTCTTCTTTTGGTTTACCTCTGTATGGTATCTGTGTGTAGTTGTCTGGAAATCCTTGTAATCTCTCGCATTCTATTGGCGTGAGCCTTCTTATGACATTGTTAGTGCCATCTGGATTTATTTGAATTTTTGCATCTGGGTTGCTCGCTGTGATTGTAGGAGAAACACCATCACTGCTATATACCCTTTTAGACATCTCATAATTGCCTTCTCTGTATTCAAATTCAGTAATTGAAGCATCAAACTTGGTGGTTTCTATGCCTAAAACCTTTTTTAAGTCTTCCCATATGTCTTCTGTAGGTATGGCAAAACTATTATCTGTCCTAAACCAATGGTCAACTGTTGTTTTATTCACACCAGTCATGTCTGCTATTTGTTGCATGGTGTAGTTTTTATTGTCTTTAGATTCTTTTAAAACCTTTTGCAAACCCTCTACATCAACTTCATGCTTTCTTACTTTCACTATTTCTACTTCATCAGCACAATGTATCAAGCTGTTGTCAGTGTCTGTTGTTTCTTTTTCTATAAAAACTATAGGTTGTCTGTTACCCCCAGTCATGGCTGTTAGAGTAGGTGATATTTCATCTTTGTGTATTCTAGCCGTTTTGTCAGGTGTGCTAGTTTCAATGACAGTGTATCTATCATGAGCTGTTAATGACCAAGACACATCTTCATCTATCCATGGTTTACCATTGGAACCAGTCTGGCTGTCTCTTACCATGTACACATCCCTAGGCTGTTCTACTAAAATAGCATTTTCTTGAATTGAAAACCTACCACCAGCAGTCAATGTACTTGCAACACCAGTATTTACTGAGTCATCTACATACACACCCTGTCTGTCTATTTTTCTCCAGTAGTTGGTTTGGTCTTCACTGTGCTCTCCAGTGTTTGTTTCAGGTTTTTTGGGAGCTCCACTCCTCTTTCTTCTGAGCGGTCTAGGATTCTCTGGCATTGAGGCTGAGTCAAAAAGTACCTTTGCTGCACTTCTCCAGTCTCTAATATGTCCGATAACAAACACACGTCTTCTTCTTTGAGGGATAGCTCTTGGAAATCGTTGTGTTCTGACATACTCAGTGTTAAGAACCCTGTAGGCGAACCCATACCCGCATTCTGCCAAGCCTCCAAGGAAGGAAGCAAAGTCCCGTCCTCCATTAGATGACAAGACTCCGGGCACATTTTCCCAGACGACCCAAGTGGGTTGGAGTCTCTGAGCCAACTTAATAAACTCAAGTGCGAGGTTTCCCCGTTCTGTACTGATACCTTCTCGAAGTCCAGCAATGCTGAAGGTTGCACATGGGGTTCCTCCCACAAGGACATCTGGTTGTGCTCTAAGGTCTGTTTTTTGGATTTTCGTGAAGTCGCCATAATTTTTTACCTCTGGATAATGATATTCTAAAACTGCTGACCTAAATGGGTCTATTTCTGATAAGCCTACTGGCTCAAAACCTAATGGATTCCAAGCCACACCTACTGACTCTATGCCACTACATATTGAAAGATATTTTATGCTATCTGTCATTTCTTCCAAAAGCGAGCTGATGGATGAGCCTTTGACATCCTTGCAATTCTTTCTTTTCTTCTTCTGTCTGCTTCTTCTTTTGAAGCTCTCTGCCCCTCTCCCCCAGCAACTTGATCAGTATGCCCTTGTCGTACTCTGTTACTATTAATCGCATCCTTTGCCTCCTTAAAGCTTTGTATTAATTTTTGGTAATGTTCCTCGCTATGCTTTTTCATAGTGGCAATAGCATTTTTGTTGGCTAAGTAGTAAGACTCCAACGATTGCACAGAGTCAGCACCATCCACAAAACCAGTGATGATGTTGTAGACACCCTCTGCAAATTCTAAGTCTGGTTTCATGTCAATCTAAGCCCAGTTTCTTCTTAAGAGCGTCAGCTTTCTTTTCTCTGTACTTCTGTCTCAAAAACATCTTGTGCTGTGTTCTGTAATCGCTATAGGTTAGCACATCGTCTTCTCTATTGGCTGACTTCTCTTTCTGATACTTGGCAAACATAGATTCACAGAACTTATCATACGCTGACCTGTTATCATTCAAACTTATATCTATATCAGTCATAATTAAGCCTTAGTAGTATCTAATTTCAAAGACTATTCTTTCAACAGTCGGCATCCATATAAGACCTAGCCATAACGTGAATACAACCAAGCTTGTTATAGACACTACTTTGATTAAGTTAAACCAACTTGATTGTAAATAATCTATTGCATCACTTATTTTGTTAAACACTAATTCTCTTTTCTGTATTTTCTTTTTTGGTCTACCCATTTCTTTCTCCTATTTATTTATAAATTTTAATATCTCAACATCAGCTAAGATTGCATTTGCTACAACCAAGATTGCAAAAGATAGTAAGAATATAAAAAATAAAATAAAACCTATACCCAACCATTTCATTTCCTTTTCTAATTCCTTTTCAAATATCTTTTCTTCAAATTCTTCTTCAAATACTTTTTTCATTAAGTTTTCCCCTTCAACTTTCTCTCGTTTTCTTTCCTAATCTCGTAACGCTTGAGCATAGCTTGTTTCTTTCTATTGGCTATTTTTCTGTTCATAACATCTCCAACGCTTTCACAGCCAGAGGCTCATCCTGTTGATACTTGAGCCTACCATCTTTCCACAAACTTATAACGTAGTCAGCTCCACCCACCAGATCGTGGTCAGCATCCAGCCTCTTTTTCATAATGCGTTTCAGTGCATCAGGTCCTACCTGTTTGTAATTAGAGTTGAACAGTAAATCCAACGTGCTGTTATATTTTTCCATTTTCTTTCTCCATAGTTAATAAAAATAGGCTCAGTAGTAAATTAACGTGTCTTATGCTTCTTCAAAGCGAGCAATGATAACGTGTCGCACACATTTACTGGGATTACGCCACCTGAACCATACGCAGCTTGGGAGATCATTGCTCTTCCTTTCTAATCTGCTCTAAATCTTTAATGATACTTTCAGCCCTTTTATTAGCATCGTCTGCTATTTGGTTCAAAGCATCTATCTCTTTCAAGATTTGATCTTTCTCAAGTAAGTCTGTGACAGCTGGCAACCTATCTTCCAGTGTTGCAATCTCATCTTCACAGACCTTGTTGATATGAGCGACCACACCTTTGGTTTGTAAAACTTCTTTCATACCAGCTTCCCTTTTTTTATGAGTTTCTTTTTAAGCCTTCTGTAAATTCTTGTGTTTCTGTCCATAACCTCACCTAAATTGTTAGGGTCACTGTCTATGATTTTTTGTTGCACATGATTAAGACTAAACCTGTCCAGCTGTTTTACGTTTCTAATCCTTCTCTTTTTCATCAGTGCACCTCTGTCGTAGGCAACTTAGCGTCACCTTGTAACTCTATCCACTTCTGTACAGCCATAGGTGGGAAAGCACTGAGGTCAGCATACCCAACGTAGGTTCCATCCTCCTTGCACTTCTCCAGAAACTTTATTGCTTCTTGCCTGTCAGCGAAAGCCTCGACTATTGATACATACTCTAGGTCTTCTTTCTTAACGAAAGTCACACAGTGTTTGTCTTTGTAGTATTCAAACAGTTTGTCGTATGGTGTTTTCATTTGCCTTTCTCCATTTCATCTAAAGCCTTTGATAATTTTGGTTTAGTTTTTTGCCATTGGTTGTGTATCTCTTCCGCATCTGGGCAGAGAAAAAGGTCTAGTTCATCAGGTGCTTCATCTAAAGAACCGCCAGCACCTAAAAGAACTTCTATATCTTTCTTAGTTAGGTTAACTCTCACGACTCACCTCCATCTCTGAATATGTAACTCTTCTCTTCTTCTGTACCAAAGTGCCATATCGCTTTTAGTATTCTGCTCATCAACATATTAGCTACTGAACATGGTTTCTCTTCTGGAGTACCAGCATCCATAAGTTGCTTATGACAAATCTGCCCTATGGTCATGTTATCATTCTTCCACATATCGAAAGCTTGCTGTGCTGTGTTTGAAAAGACACCACTTCTAAACTTTCTCTTACACTGATTTACATTGACCTTGTTGTCTTCCAGAGCGATACCCATAATGTCCAGTTCACTGTATCTGTAACCAACAAACTCCTTCCACATAATCATGCCACCCAAGTCTGTCTCAAGAGGTGGCAGATTAGCAGTCACAACTTCTGAATCTGATTTGCTTGGGTCGATGCCTTGTCTGACAAGAGTTTCATTTTTCTCTGCAATCTTACGAGCTGTAGTCACATCCACTTTGTCAGTAGAACCTATCCAACACTTGATGTTACCTTTCTGCATCTTTTGGTTTGAGTGAGAACTGTAAAAGCTTTTCTTGTTGTTCTTATTGAACTTAATCTGCAACTGTGGAACTAGGATGTCATAGTAATAAGACTGAGGTACATCTTTCAAAGTCTTGAGGTTCTTGTCTGTAAACTCAAACTCCTGTTTACCAAACTTACCTCTTCTTATGTAAAGCTTGTCCTCTTTTTTCTCTACAGGCTTGACTACCACTGCTGGTCTTTCAACCACAACAGTTGGTTCTATCTGCCTGTCGAAATTAGCAATGGTAGCGTTGTGCAACTCCAGTGCTTTGACTGACTTCTCGTACTCCAGCTGTTTCTGTCTGACTATTGCTTGTAGTTCAAACTGACGACCCACCAAAAAGTCTTTCTTATCTTTGATGAAATGGTCAAGACTATTGAGTATGATTTGGTCAGGAGACAAGCGATACTCTATACCCACCTCTTTGACCAGTTGGCTCAACCTTTCGTTGAGTTGTAATTTAATTATTCCCATAATTTTTCTCTTTTTTTGATTAACACAAACGACACCCTACCACACAACTGTAGGATTGTGCAAACATTTATTTCTTTCGATACTCTACATATTAATACTTGCATATTTCTACAATTAGTGTAGTATAGGAGATGTGAGAAATTTTTTTAAAACTTAAATAAGGAGAAAAACAATGGAAAATAAATTTTACACACCAACAGATGCGATAGTTCACCACAGGCATGAAAATTACAAAACGTATCTGACTGAAAAAAGAAAAGAAGCAAGAAGGCAGATTGATGCTACTAATACTGTTATCAAGAATAAAAGAGATAGGATTAAGAAGCTTGAAGCAGAGTTAAGCGAAAGGCTTGAAGCTAGAAAACTTTACAAGAAAGATGAACAGTCAGTTGATACTGAGTACAGCTACAGAAAGAAAATTGTTGCCCTAGAAAAGAAACATGATTTTCTTGATGTTCATTGGGATGGTGATGAAGATGTGTATACAACTTGGGTTTATTCAAATGACTTTGATGGTGGTGATGATTGGGAGGGCGACCCTTTTCAAGATTCGCACTTTCACGATTCATACGAGGAAGCCTACGATGCTTGTCTGAAGTATGTTAAGTACCACGAACTAAGCAATAAGGAGCAAGACTAATGAAGTGGCATGAGCAATTTGAGAATCCAGTAACCTTTGGTTTTAGTTCTGACAACTTTGGTCACATCGAGTGGTGTTACCAAGATCAGGAAAAGCAATGGCATCAGACTTGGCTACCAAAACGCAAAGACATTGTTATACTTACTAAGCTAAAAGCTGAAGACAAGAAAGCAGTGCTTGATGAGATGATGGTTGAGATCGAGAAAGACAATCAGCTCGTCAAAGACAGAGCCAACAAGATGGCTAGAGATAGAAGAGCAAGGAGCAAGTCATGATAGAACCTAGAAAACAAATCAACAACATCTATGGATATGTAAGAGTATCGACAGTGCAACAAGCCAAGGATGGCTCTTCACTGGAAGACCAACAAAAGAAGATAGAGGAGTTTGTACAAGCCAAGTTCAACAGACCTGTTGATAAGTTCTTTATAGATGCTGGTGTTAGTGGAGCAAAGCCACTGACAGAAAGACCAGCTTCAAGAGAGCTGACAGATGTAATGGATAAACACGACATCATAGTTTCTACTAAGCTAGACAGATTTGCTAGGTCAGTTAAAGAGATGTTGACCATCATTCCTATATTGGAAGAGACAGGTATCACTCTCTACTTTAGTGAGCTGTTTGGAGACATGCCAGTCGTCATGCCCAAGAACCCTGAAGAGGTTGGCTTGAAAAAAAAGTTTAATATGGCTAGGCAGATGAGTGAAATGGTTATCTCTATGATGGCATCGTTTGCTGAGATGGAGAAAGAGATGATACTGGAGAGAACTTCTACTGGTAAGATCGCTTGGGCAGAGAAAGGTTACTCTATTGGTGGCGAAGCACCTTTTGGTTATACCAAAGAGTATGAGGAGATTGGCTCTAGGCGACACACTAAATTAGTGCCCTTGCCTGAAGAACAAGAAGTTCTCAAAACAATCTATGCTTGCAAGAAAAGAGGTCTGGGTTGGAGAAGGACGGCCAAGCAAGTACAGTCTTTACATCCTGAACACGCAAACTTCACACCTTACAAAGTAGGCAAGATACTGAAAAGAAAATATCAAGGTTTACCTGAAACTTCATAATCTTAAATTTTGGGTCTATAATGAAAAGACCATGAATGAAGACATACAGTTCTGCATAGATAAGATTGACTATTTGCTGACCTACAAATTTATAACGACACCAGTCAAAGAAGAGCTAAAGGTTGTAAAAACCAAGCTTGAAGGAGTTAGTTAGTGGCAGTCGGTTGGGGTCGTGCTGGTTGGAATGAAGGACCTTGGGGTCAACCAGCGTCTATACCAATAAGCTTCACCATAACTGGAGTATCAGCCACAGCATCAGTTGGTTCACTTTCAGTAATAGCAAAAGCAAACGCAACACCTACAGGTGTAGCAGCTACAGCTTCTACAGGCACATTAACAGTAGATGCAGAAGCTAATGTTGCTCTCACAGGTGTTTCATCAACCTGTTCAATAGGAACACCAGTCATACAACCTGACTGTAATGTATCAGCAACAGGACTAGGAGCGACCAGTGCAGTTGGAACACTAGCAGTAGATGCAGAAGCCAACATAACACCAACAGGCGTATCAGCTACAGGTTCAGTAGGCACACCTACATTCGATGCAGAAGCTAACGTACCTATTACAGGCGTAGGAGCGACCAGTGCTTTAGGCACTGTTATCATTCATGAAAACGAAGTTGTAGAAGTTACTGGTTTTGGTTTGACAGCTAGTGTTGGTGCTGTTTCTACAGTAGCAAAAGCTAACGTAGTACCAGAAGGTCAAAGTGCTACAGCTGAAGTAGGCATAATATTAGTGTATGGACAGATTGATACAAGTCAAACTCCAAGCTACGTTAATGTTGCTACAAGTCAAACACCAAACTACTCAGATGTTGCTACAAGTCAAACTCCAACATATACTACAATTACAGGTGGTCGTGACGCTGCTTAAATGAACACACGATTTACAGAGGAAAAATAAATGGCAAGTACATATGTAAATGATCTCAGATTAAATGAGATGGGCACTGGTGATGAGTCAGGAAATTGGGGCGTAGTGACCAATTTGAATTTGGAGCTGATTGGTGAAGCTTTAGGTTATGGAACAGAAGGTATCACTACCAACGCAGATACTCATACATCTACAGTAGCAGATGGAGCTACAGACCCAGCAAGATCAATGTATATCAAATACACAGGCACACTAGATTCAGCTTGTACTATTACTATAGCACCTAACACACTCAATAGGATGCACTTTATAGAGAACGCAACTACAGGTTCTCAAAACATAATAATTTCACAAGGCACTGGTTCTAACGTCACGATTCCAGCTGGCGACACTAAAGCAGTATTCTTAGATGGTGCTGGTAGTGGAGCAGCAGTTACTGATGCTTTTGCTAGTCTTTCTACAGTAGACCTAAAAGTACAAGACGATTTAACAGTTACAGATGATGCTTCAGTAGGAGGTGACTTGTCTGTAACAGGTGCATTAGACGTTGATGGAGCGACCACAACAGACGGCATAACAAACGCTGGTAACTTTGCTACAGATAGCGGAACAATAAAACTAGATGGAAACTATCCAACAGGCACAGGCAACGTAGCTTTAGGTGATACTGCATTAGACGATGGCTCTTTAAGTGGTGGTAATAACGTAGCTATAGGTAACGCTGCACTTACAGCAAACACTACAGGTGCTTCTAATGTTGCTGTAGGTAGCGAAGCACTTGAGGCTAACACAACTGCAACTAATAACACAGCAGTAGGTTATAGAGCCTTAGAAACAACTACTACTGGTGGCAACAACGCAGCATTTGGTTATCAAGCATTACAAAAATTAGAAAGTTCAATCTATAACACAGGTATAGGTAGAAATGCTGGTAAAGAAATAACCACAGGGGCAAACAATACATTTGTAGGTGCTTTGTCAGGAGACGCAACAACTACAGCAGATAGCAATACAGGTATAGGTCAATCCGCTTTAACGGCAAATACAACTGGTGCAGAAAATACTGCTGTCGGACAAAATGCTTTGGCAGCAAATACAACTGGTGCAAGTAATGTTTCTGTAGGACAAGGAGCATTAGAGTCAAATACAACTGCTGATAATAATACTTCTATTGGACACGACTCCATGAAATCCAACACGACTGGTGCTGAAAATACGGCAGTTGGTAAAGGCGCTTTGAACGCAAATACGACAGCATCCAACAACACAGCAGTAGGAAGAAGTGCTTTAGTATTAAACACTACAGGATCAGAGAATACCGCAGTAGGGGCAACAGCTTTAGATGCTAATACGACAGGAGCATCAAATACGGCTGTCGGAAGAGAGGCTTTAAGTGCAAACACGACTGCAAATAGCAACACAGCAGTGGGCGAATCTTCTTTAAGAGCAAACACTACAGGAGCAGAAAATACAGCAGTTGGAGCAAACACTTTGACAGCGTGTACGACTGGAGAAAAAAATATTGCTGTAGGTTACAATGCTGGAGCAGCTATAACGACAGGAGTTAGAAACGTACTTATAGGTGATGATGCTGGCGATGCTTTAACATCTGCTGGTTCTAACGTAGCCATAGGCTATCAAGCATTAGGTTCTGATACACTTGGACAACATAACGTAGCAGTAGGGCAAGATGCTTTATCTACTCAAAACTTAACTACTGCAACTAATACTTACAACACAGGTATTGGTAGTGCTGCTTTAGCTTCAAACACTACAGGAGTCTATAACACAGCGTTAGGTGGTCAAGCTTTATCAGCAAACCAAGCTGGTCAAAAACATACTGCTTTAGGATATGGTGCTGGTCTTGATATAACAGGTGGTGAAGAAAATACATTAGTTGGTTATTTGGCTGGAGAAAATCTTACGACAGCAAGTGCTAACGTAGCGGTAGGACAAGAAGCATTAAAAACAAACACTACTGGAAACTTTAATGTAGCTATAGGTAGAGAATCTTTACTTTCTCTTACAACAGCAGCTAACTGTGTTGCTGTGGGTAAAGCAAC